CATTAAGTGCAAGATTTTTCCCGTCAAAACCAGTTGCATGTACACCATCTTTGTCAACTTTATAGATGATATTTCCATATGTATCAACAATATAGAATGTATCTTTTAAATCTTGATTACTTTTAACGATTGGTTCTAACTTATTCTCTTGACTTACTAAATCTTCCTTTAGTGAAGCAGTCTCACTGTCTACTTTCGCAAATTTGTCCCCTACGGCTTTGGAGTCGGCAAATGCTCCCTCTAAAGACAATGTTGGATCAGAAGCTGGCGTTCCAAACACTGCGTTGTAAGGCAACTGCCTCTTCTTTCCATCCGCTGTAATTATTCCCTTGAATATATCAGCCATTGTTATTTCCCTCCGTTGCTTTCAAACTCACATAGCCATCAGCATCCATGTTAAGTCCAACACCCTTGTCGGACAGGTACGTCTGGACTGCTTCTGCTATAGCTTCTTTACTGGTTCCGATTCCGTCTGCACAGAGTTTATACAGGTACTTCTCTTTTCGCGTGATCGGCTTTGGAATTTCGCCTGTATAATCGCCTGTCAGATATGCGAGGTACTTTTCTTCTCTCGTTACTGGTTTATCTGCCATCTTTTTACTCCTCTCCGAATAGTGTTGGCTCGTCTGGCTGGGCTTCTTTAACCATTGCTTTAGCTTCTTCCTCAGTCATTCCTTCAAACTTTACGAAATACATCCATGCCGGAACCTTGCCAGTAGTCACATACTGCCACCATCTTGCACGATCGTTTTCACGTACATACAGAATATCGCCAAAGTCGTAATTGACTTCATAAGCCCCAACCGGTGCAAGCCCGTACAGATCAGCGTAAACGTTCAATGCGTAAATAACTTCATCTAGGCAAGACTCCAACTTATCCCTTACATCCTTGATAAACTGCACTGTCCTCTGCTGTTCCGCTTCTACTCCTGTAGCCGTCTGAATGCCGCTAGATTCGTTGAAAACAAAGTACCCGTTGGAGAATCCAATCTTATATCCTAACTGGCTTAAAATGGCATTTATTCCGCTTATACGGGTATCTGTGTTGAGAATCGGATTGATTTCTTGATAAAATTCTTTCTCGTCCTGCCCGAACACATTCTTGACAAAGTGCGGTAAATTCATCTCATTGCGTCTGTTCTCCATACCCTGTGGCGACATGGCTGCTACAGGTGTACCGCTTGGCATCAGCAATCTGTCATCTGCCAGAACTATCTTCTGCGAATCAAAAATTTCTCCGGCATTTCTGCTATATGCAATGTCAAGGTCTTTCAGCTCTTCGATAGCTTCTGCGAATATTGGAAGTCCAAGTGGTGTACTGATATCCACATTGTTCGCCTGCGGTGTCCGCAACATTCCGTACAACGGTCCGTCCAGCTTCTCGCCGTTTGCCTTGAGTATCGGCGGTGTATCTGCCATGAGGTCAGCCCACTTTGTCTGTTTAAGGTCAATCTTGTCTCCGATTGACTGAGAGGATTTTGATACATAAGCTCTGTTGGAAACATAATACGGATAAGTTGTCGCTCCGTCCACTGTTGTCTCAACAAAACGATGATATTCAAGCCTTGTGTAGTATTTCCGTCCGACGGTATAAGAATCCTTAAATATAATCCCTTTGATTTCCTGATTGTCATAATCCACAATCATCACGTCTGCCGGAGTAAATACGTCAAGGCTCTCGCCGTTTGGCTTGATAAATACTGTTCCATAAGCACAGCCATATTCTACCCAGCGCCGGATCTGGAAATATACCTTGTCAATCTGTTCCTGAAGCCATGTTGCTCTTGCAGAACCGTCTATCTGAATGCCAATCGCCAGTGTTGCGAGTCTGGCTGTTTCTGAGCAGACAGATTTTGCAAAATTAATCGTCTTGATGTTATTCTTATCATCTAGCCATTCCGGTACTCCCCTGTAAATGTTCGCGCACCGGTTAATCAGCGATTCCATTTCTGGAAATTCTGCTGCCCGGATGTTAAAATCCTCTTCGGCTTGTTTTTTGAAAATCATGTTAAACCACCTTTTTAGTGTTGTTATAAGTCTCATTTAATCTACCTTTTAAAATCCATCCATCTTACAGAAGTATCTCGCGCAATAATGTCTTCATATTCTACAACTTTTAAGATTTCGTTAATGTCAGATGATCCATATATTTTTAAACCGATGCTTAAGAATTTATTTATTTTATCTGAAAAGTACCTATCTAACATTTTATGCACTATGCCCCCTTCTCATCGACAATGGACTTGTCGCATACCTGAGAGAATCTATCCAATGATCGTTGCCATCTGGATAATCTGCAATCACTTCTCCATTGCTATCTACTTCATGCTCATAATTGATAATTTCTTTGTATGCTCTAGGCGTTCGTGCCGGATCAATGACTAATGTTCGGCACTGTAACCACTCAAAAGTATATTTGCGGCTTCCCGGTGTAACAATGGCTCTACGCGCTGGAAGCCCTGCATCTCGGAAGTCAATAATACTTTCTTCTTCATCAACTCCACAAGATATTGAATAATCATCATATCCTTTTTTCTTTATCTGGTTAGCCATTTCCTTGTTTCTTATCTTGGAGCCTCCAAGTTCGTCTAATAAAAAAACTTTTTCCTGGTTAGGAACATAAGCCACACGAATAAACGCTTTGGGATCCGGATACCATCCCCAGTCTTGTCCCTGATAGATACTTTGATACTTCTGAATTTCTTCATCTGGAATCGTTCGGATTTCTAACAACTCGAAGATATTTGTACCAAGTCCAACAGGAAGGCCAAGATATTCATGCTGATAGGCTCTTGGATTTGTTTTTTTAAGATGCTCCGCATCATCAAGGAATTGTTGACCAAGCCATTCAACAGGAACTGATCTGTAATCACTCTTATGCCTGTAGCTGTCGTCTCGTGGCTCTTCTACATACACATTCGCCCAGTTGCTCCGGCTAATTGGTGGATTGAATGTCTTAAATACAACAAACTTACTGCCACCTCGAAGGACTGACTGTTGCACTGTACGAATTTCTTCAATGCCCGAAAATTCGTCAAGTTCCTCGAACCAGAGATACTTGAAATATCCCTTGCTTGCTTTAATAGATTTAGTCTTTTTTGCCTTGTCCAGTCCTCTGAATATGATTTTCTGTCCGGTAGGCTTATAAGTGTACTGCATAGGGCTTACACTGGTGTCCCATAGTTCATTGACTCCGAGTGCGTCAATTCCCCATGCTATCTGTTCATACACAGATTCTCGGAGTGTATTTCCGACTTTACGGAAAATAACAGCATTCGAGAACACATCATTCTCTGCATCCTGCATCATCAGGAAAGGAATCATTACACCCACAAAAGACGACTTCGTGGACCCACGTCCGCCGTACAGATCGTAATATGTATGTTTCTCGTCCAGAATGTCCCAAAAGACTTCATAGAAGGCAGGAGCTATTATATCTTTCAGACTAATAGGATTATTATCCATCCTGTTTCTCCGGCCTTGGAATATTGTTTATGATTGTGATTCCACAAGAATCATTCTTGTTTGATTCTGCCTTTTCAAAACGCTTCATAAGTTCCCGCCCTGCTGCTATCCTTGTTTCAAGTGAAGCATCAAGGCCGAACTGGTCCTTTACTTCGCCCCTTAAAACGGATGAATAGAATCGCTGAATCTCTGCAATATCTGCTATGCGTTCATCGTCAATTTGTTTTTGCCGCTCCTGTATATATGAGGATATAGACGGTTTTGACAGGTTTTCAGTTCCCATTTGTCTTGCTGATTGCTCGCTGTATCCGGCCCTCTTAGCCGCTTCTGTGGCATTTCCGCATTTTAAAAATTCATCTGCAAACGCTTTCTGTTTAGGCGTCAAGTCCATCTAATCACCTCTATCTATTTCCATTCTTGGCACGCCTCCCATATTTCTTTTAAGCACATGACTACATCATACTGGGATGCAGTTCGTAATATTTCATAATCACAATCTTTCCATTCTTTTCTTTTGGTCAAATGAAGTGTGGGCGTTGAGATTATGGTAAGAGTAATTAATCTTTCCTGTTCTTTACTGTAAAATTGTGACGTTCCAATTTTTATAATTAATCCGGTGGATAATATAGCTTTTTGAAGTTTTCTTGTAACTGCTTTTAAGTTCGCCATATCATCACCTCAATTCAAAAACCCCCAGTATAGCTATAGTTATATACACTATAATACCACACTAGGGGTTATGTACCTCTACACCACTTTTAGTTTTTATCAACTTTATAATCTTCCGGTCAATTTTGCCAAGTGATAGTATTCTGCCATAGTCCTGCGCTTGTATCCGTAGAAATCATTTTCAGATACCGGCATCTCCCGGAATCGTTCCATTGTCCGGTATCCTATACAGTTCACTATGCTGTCGTATATCTGTGTTTCTATGCCTGGCGCATATTTGATTGATACTTGCAGAAGATTATATTTGTCATTCTCGTCAAGGTGTCTGAAATGACTTTGAAGTGCCGGTATATCGCCCGGCGGCACTCCATAGTCGGTTAGTGTAGCTTTTCTAAGATTCATTTATTTCACCCCTCCCAATCTAATCTCTGTCCGCACTTATTGCAATAAAAATCCGATTTACAAAGTCTCTCTCTATTGCAAACTGGACAATTGCCCTTTGTCGTATAGTATCTGCCTGAAAAATCAAAAATAGATTTTATGTTATTTGGCTTCATTGGGGTCTGCTTTTCTAACGCTTTAACTGCTAATTCTAATGCTTCACGGTACTTAATAATTTCTGGTACATTCGACCAGACCTTTTTAGTTAAGCCAATACGTTCCTGTAAGATTTTAATTGCTTCTTCTGGTTTCATGTTAATCCTCCCATTTATTCACATACTTTAAAATAATCTAAAACTTCACCGTTTTCTTTTTTGCCTTGCATATCTTCTGCCGCTTCTTCAACGGTATTAAATTTACAAGTACATATGTGTCCTTTTGTTAAATTTACAAAAGAATACGTACCATCTAATTTGTTCCTCATAATTGAGACTAATACACTATCCTTTTCTCTAATTACTAGATACACATTATTCATTTTCTAACTCCTCCAACTTCTTCTCAGCATCAGGCTCAAAGTATTGTATCCCGGGCAAGTTCTGACTCCGTTTCTGGTATCTCTTAACAATGTGCAATAAGGATATAACGCCATGACCTCATAGATGTGTTCCGTGGCATCTTCACCGCGCTGGTCGATGTATTTGAAACATTTACCCGGTCTGAGAAAGTATCTTGCGCATACATATGCTTTTGTTCCGAATCTTACACTTGCACTACTCATTCAACTCTCCCCATCCTTCACGATTTTGATTGCAACTTCAAACGCATCAGTTTCACCCTCGAAATACTCCGATGCTTTCTGTAATGCAGCAGTTCTTGTCTTTTTTGTTTTCAACTGCTCCACAACCTTGTCCGCATCAAAAGCTGTCGGCTGTTCTTGAACAGTTGTAATTGCAAGATGTGTAAATAAATCCATCGGAGAAACATCATTTTCCGCAGCTTTCTGCTTTTCTTTATCCCAATACCATTCGCTCATTTCTTGAATTAATTTATCAGCGTCAATTAATCTGCTCATTCAACTCCACCACCTTTCACAATTTCAACTGCTTCATTCAAGCATTGAGCTGTATACCAATCGTCACCCGATTCTGAACATTTATCTTCGATTAACATTTCCAACTGTTGAACAACTTCATCTACATCAAAAACTGTCGGCTGTTCGTCAATAACTGCACCTATTGCAAAATCCATATCCGAATTTCCAAGAGAGTCAATTATTTTGTCTGCATCAATCAGTCTGCTCATATTCTATTCTCCTAACTGTTTTAAAATTTCTTTTGCAATTTTATTACTTTCCTGCATGGAAACTCCCCATCCATTATATTTTCTGTGGCATTCATCACAGTTCCATTCATCACTATCACTTTCTTTAATTTCGCTATTGAATCTGCAATTATCGCAATACATATGATCGAGAGTGCTATAAATGATGCTTGCAATATCGTCTTGTTTGCTATTAGCATCGTCTACGTGTTTCTGCTTAGTTAAATATTCAAACGCTCTCAGCTCATTTTTTCCGACCCATTTAATCCATGCACCGCAATCTTCGCAATACAATCCCGTATTATTCCCAACTTTCTTGGTAAAAAGGTTTTTACTATTGCACTTTGGACATTTATATTCTTTCATTTATTTTTCCTCCCACACTCCCAACAACCGCATCCTCTCATACAGTACAGCGACGGTCTTGCGCCTGTATCCGTAGAAGTCTTTCGGATTCATCGGGATATATCTTTCTTTGCTGATTTTTCTGTAACTTTTCCGGTGTAAGATATTCTCAATTACCATATCCGCTATCACCGTGTTTTTCGGGCAAGCTGACAAGGCAGCACCAGAAAGCAGGTATCCGTACTCTGCCGGAAAGTCTTTCAGCATCGCATTCAGTTTTTCAATGTCTTCTGCCGGAATACCGTAGTCTTTCAGCTTTTTGTTCCTTGTCAGCATACCGTTCTCCTTTCTAATCGTCTGGGTGGTGCTTGTCGTACATGATCGCCACACATACAAGACCAGCCACTCCGAATATGGTTCCAAGGGTGAATCCTAATAAGAATGTAATCATACAACCACCTCACTGTCCTCTGGCATCTGATAATCAATATGTCCATTTACATAGGCTTCCTGAATCATATCCAGTACTTTTATGGCTTTTGCTTTGGTGGAATATTCTCCGAGCAAGCAGCACCAACTCATATCTCTTCTTGCACTTATTACTCCACCCGAAACTTCGATATCGAATAAAAGTTCAAGTGTAGCTAAAACTTCCTTATTCTGACTTCTGATTAACATTTTGCGTCCTCCTTATTCAACATCGGAAACAGCCATCCTGTCTTTTCGTTCGATGCAATCCAATCAAATTTTAGCTCTGATAATTGGTACTCTTTATTGCATCTTTCACAAGTGAATCCTTTCACTTTACTGTATTGTCCTATAATTCCACCGCATCCACATCTACAGTATTTATAATCCATTTTCATCCTCACTTTCCCCATGTAAGCAACTGGCACGCTATTGTGCAGTCCTCCATGATTTCCTATCCAAATGCTACCTGTCCGTTATTCTGCATGTCTTTTTATTTCTCCTGAAAAGCTTAATTCAATTCCCAGTTCTTCCTTGATAGCCTGCACATAATCAATCCATTCAGCCAAGCCCTGGTCGATATAGTCCGAAGCTTTGTCCATGCCTGCCATGAACTTCTGGCATCTTTTCTGACCGAATCCAAATTCATCATGCAGGACAGCTATTGCCATGATCACGCAGCATTCAGATACAAGCTGTTTGATCTTCTCAGATGCTTTGTCCAGGTCCTTTCTTGCCAGGGAAGTATGTATTCCTGTTACTCCTCTGAATCTGCATTCCTTTTCGAGGGCTTCAAGACCGCCCTCTCTGGTGATTCGTCTAGCAAGGTCAAGACCATCTTCCCTGCCGCGTTCATATTCACGCATTTTGTTCATTGGTTTTCTCCTTGTTCAGATTTTTAGCTTTCTTATGCATCCTGTCCAGATAATCCGCATAGGCTGTAAGCATGTGATCCACAAAGCCGTTTTTATTATATTTGTCTGATACAACGTGTATCTGCTCAATTACCTGCTGCCAGTATTCGTCTCTTTCTTCAATTCCGGCAGTCTGAAGGACCAGTGCCGGAAAGTCGATTTGTAAAAACTTTATGGTGTTCGGTATCTGCTCATGTGTCACTCTCATACTTATACACCTTCTTCTACCTCAAAACTCTGTTCAAGAAGTCGCTCGTTATCCTTGCTAAACGCCTTTATATAGCTCTGTTTTATCGGTCTGATAAAATGTATGCCGTTAGCTGATTTAGCCCGGGAAACAGCCACATAGAACTGTCCAGGATCCCAACAGCAAGGGTCAATGTTAATTTTCTCAAAAGTCTGTCCCTGTGATTTATGAATACTGATAGCCCAGGCGAGTTTTACTGGAAACTGAGAGAAAGAACCAACTTTCTTACGGACTATCTTTTCTTTTACGATCTTCTGTCCATCTTTTTTCTGTTCAGTTTCCTCAATGACCTGTTTTTCAATGTCTTTACTGTATCTGTACAAGTTAACTGTTTTGCCCTTATCAGTCTTGATAACCAGATAGGATTCTTTAAATTCTCCGTTATCCACAATTTTCTGGATAATGCCGATTGTTCCGTTTACGTAATTTCCAGACAGATCATTGATTGTAATCATCACTTTTGCACCGATGTTAAGAATTAAGTCCTCTCTGGCAAATGCAATGTTCTTAATATCAGCAGACGTTAATTCTCCGTCAACTGCTGCATGAAACACTTTTTCGGTCTTTTTATCCAGTTTTCCGAGAAAAGTATTATTAATCCGATCAGCTTCAGCATTTGTTCCGACCAGAAACGGTGCTTCTGGTATAACCTTGTCTGATTCGTTATTTTCCAGATATGCAATGGATTTTCTAATATTGTTGCCATATTTAATGTCATTCAGCACATACTTAAATCCCTCATCATTCTGCCTGCATACCTCATCGAGTTTGATATATTCAAATCCCATTTCTTTCCAGTATTCAGACATGAAAGCATATCCGTGTTCGTACTTTCCGCCCTTTCCGTAATCAGATCCATACATCCGGCAGAGGATTTTACGATCATCTGTTGTGATAACTGGTGGAAGTTGGTAAAAATCCCCGATTACGATCAGTTGAGCGTCTTCTTTATCCTCTCCACTTAGAAGCCTGTCAACCGCTCTCTCTTCATTTTCTGTGATGATCGTTTTCGCAATCATATTAAACAAATCGAACCGGCACATGCTGATTTCATCAATGATAAGAACATCTGCTTCTTTTAAAAGTTCAGCTCTGGATTTCACTTTTTTCTTGTAATCCTCAAACTTAATTGAGATATTCAGTGCTCGGTGTACGGTAGTCGCCCCGTATCCGATATTATCCGCAGCTATCCCGGTAGTAGCAGATACCAAAACGCTTTTGCCAGCTGCTTCTGCTTCATTGATAAATGTCTGGATAACTGTTGTCTTGCCGGTTCCTGCATCGCCTGTCAGAAAAACATTACTGCCAGACAGCATTGTGTCTAATGCATATCTTTGCTTTTTATTGAGATCATCTTTTTTCATTTTGTAACCACTCCTTGTAAAAATTATGTAAACTAAATATTTTTGTAATATTCAATTAATTTTGTTATAATAAATCTAATTGTATATACTTTTTAATTTTGTAACCCATGCGTAACCGGCTTTTTCAACTTATTGGTTACGCCAAAAACCTTATTTTATGCGGGTTTTAGAGGTATGTAACCGTGTAACCAATGTAACCAAGGTTTTCGTATAGGAGAATCACTAGAGCATATGTTTTTTATACACTCTCAAACTTTCTCCTATATGACGTTTTTTTTTCGTGTTACAACGGTTACATGGTTACAAATTATGAAAATGGAACATTTGTTTCGGCATTAGTTGGCAGAAAACCAGTTTCAATAACCTCATTTTCTTGTTCATTTTCGAGATTTTTTATATCAACGATTTTTACTGCAATAAGCCTCATCACGCTTTCCCCGTCTCTTTTTAATACCGTATCTCTTTTTCCTGTGTGTTTGATTAATTCTCGATTAATTGCCCAGGCTGAGAAAGCTTTTCTGGAGAATCCATTGCTCTTCAAAAGGTTTTCAAGGGGCTTTGGATAGAAGTATATATATACATCTCCATACTCATCTGGTGTCTCTTTAAACCCCCACTGATCGCAACTGAATTGTACATCAAAGTGCTGCCCGTACACGGAAAGACTTTCAAGAATGAATTCATAACACCTCTGTCCCTCAGATACATCTTTTTTACGTGTAGGTATGTCCACAACGTCCTCAACCGTAAGTTCACGCCCATCCTTAAATATGAAATCTGTAGCTAATTTGTCAGCCAATAGAAGAGTAGATATAGCCATGACCTGTTTTGCCGGAAAGTCATATCCGTCAAAACTTTTCTCAATTTCGGCTTTCATCTCTTTCAGATCGTCCGATGTGAACTGCTTCAAATTTCCAACGAATACTCTTCCAGCAAAACCATAGTTTTTCACGACAATGCCGTTAATCTCTGCCGGATTCTCATAAATATCCTCGCAGCACTCAATTTCAATAATTCTGTTGATTGCTCCGCCGGAATCTGCAAATTCCGAAATAGGGTTCTCGCCGTTGCAAATGGTCACGTTGCTCCATGTATTCTCCTTAGCTGCTCCGAGGTCCTTATTTGAACGTGCTTTCCCTTTACCGGAACAGAGATTGTAAATTAATGTTTCGTAGTTGTCCCGAATATATTGAGAAGCGTTCTTAGAGTCATCGAGGATCATCGGAAAGTTATTAAGCATGTCTGCCCTTGTCTCCAATGACGTATCTGTTGATCGAAAGTTTCCAACGTAAGCTCCCGGCGCAGGATTTCCCCAAACCGATGCCGCTATATTGATCGTTACTGTCTTTCCGCCGCCCGTCTGCCCGTAGAAGTCTACGATGAACGGCAGTGCGTCAAGCGGCTGCACAAGCACACTTGCAAAAGATGCCGCCAATGCTATTCGTGGTTCTAATCGTCCGCATGACCGTAGTTGTTTAGCTAGAGTCACCCACTTAAAGTAATCTCCACTTTCCTGTATACTCTGGAATAGTGTTTTAAAGCGGTATTCGCCATCAAAAACAATTGAAAGGTCGTAAGGTACAAATACATTGCCATGCCACCCTAACTTGCTCGTAGAGTGCTGTATGTCGATCATATCGGCATTGTACATTTCAACGTCCGCCAGATACTTTACAAGGAGTCTTGCGTTCTCTGAATTGACCTGCACCCCGAACCTTGCAAGATTAGTTATTGCTCTGGAAGTCACAATGTCAATTTTTGGAACAGTTATTTCTGTCCAATATCCATCCCTTTTAAAAGCCACCGTGATCTGTTCTTCACCTGTTTCAATGTTTTTCAGTCGACGTATCGGCATGATCGGGTGGTGACATACAAGTTCTCTTGCCTTAGATGTTTCGGAAGAAAAAATTCCGTTCTCTGTAGCTATCCAGCTGCCACACGCCATGTTAGGATATTCTTTATCAACAGAATCAGGATAAAAGTTTGTGATGTTTTCAACCAGCTGCATGGAACGATTTGCTTTTTCTTCTTTTTCCTTTTCCTGCTCTGCTTTTTGAAATTCCTTTATGAACTCTTCTGCTATATGCTTCGCTTTCACACTTTTTGCCCGGTCCATCAGCTTAAACTTGATTTCTGAGCGGTCAATTTTACTTTTTACTAAAAAAAGCTCTTCATACAACTGTTTTTCCATAAAGTCTTGCGCTTGTAAATTTCCAATATTTTCAAGAATTTTCCTCACCTCCTGACTTAACAGACAGCAATTCATGTCTGCTTTTTTCTTTCTCGAGATTAAACTGGCACATATACCACTCTTCTGAATCAGGAGGGAACGTTTTTAGTGCTGTTTCGTACATAAGTATGTTCTTTTCTACCTGCTCAAGCTCGTTTGGGACCTGAGCGGGATTGTACTTTTTTGTTTTAATATCCCGCATTTCATGCCTGATCTGGTTACGACTTTTACCTTTTTTAGAGATATAAGTACCGCCCAGCTCGATAAATGCAGTGCTAAAAGAAACGGATTCGTATTGCATTACGAAATCAAACACATCACCGCCGATTCCGCAGCCGAAACAGTAAAATGAATCATCGTAGATTTTGCAGGACGCTGATTTTTCTTTATGAAAAGGGCAACATATAAATCCCGCTCTGTTCGGTTTTAATCCATACCTGGAAAGGATTTCCGGCATTTTCACTGACTGTTTAATTTTTTCTTTTGTCATGACAGCAACTCCACGATTCGCCGTCCGGTCTCTTCTTTTGTACAGAATTCAAATCGGACGCCGTATTTATCTCTGATTGTGCATAGAGATTTATATAACTGGCAGCCATCAACAGCCTTATCAGAAATTACAGTCTTTACTCTCTTACCGTTTACCGTCTTCCAAATGACTTTGTGTTTTCTTGGATTCTCCCAAAAATACACATCACCAATTGATTTGATATCTTCACCATGTTCACACAGGATAATAAGCTGAATACCTGCTTCATGCGCTCTGATAAGCTCTGCCTTGAATCTTTCGTGTTGCTGGCAGACATTTCCACATAGCTCCTGTAAATCCTTTTTACGGTCAATACAGAGCTTTGCATTATCCAACGACTGATAATCTCCGCAGTATAACTTTGATCGGAAATATTGTACTTCAAGGCTGTCAAACTGTTTTTGAATCCGTTCCCATTCCTTTTTATGTTCACGTGTATCACATTGTACGACCAATCAGATCACATCCTTCTGGTATTTGTATTTTCCAAAGAATTCACTATACTGTTTTATAATCTCCCAACGATTTTCGTAACGATTCCACTTACTATTCTCTCCTACTCCTATTTGCGTTTTTCCGAGGGTTGAACAGGAAGGGATTATTAATACCTTCCGACACGTTTCATCATCATTCAAACAATATAAAAGGAAGATGTCGCAAGTCGGATTTTTCTTTTCAAGGTTGAATGTAAATGCCTTTGAATTGCAATTGTTTGTAAATTCCTTAGATACTTTTACGTCTATTTTTACACTGTTATCAGTAAGCAAATCATAAGGGTGCCTTGAGCTTGTTTGTACACTATTCAATCCGACATTCTCGTAAATATCTGAAATTGCTTTATTTCATATTTGTTTCCAAAAGTTGTATCAGAATATTTAAGAGGCAGTCCAAGTTTTTCAGCCCAATATACAGTCCCTTTATGCTTTGCAATCTTGCAAGCAAGGCTTTTGTTTCCAAAAACTTCTATCATTTCGGAATGAGTTGGAAAATGATCTAAATTCAATTTCTCAACAACTATCATGATATTTTCTTTGATAAGATCGTCGTTCCATGGTATTCCATGTGTATATCCCATTAACTCACCTCTATATTAATTGAACGGAAGGACATCATCTGCTACGCTGTCTGGAATATTCATAAAGTCCGTACCTGCCGGATTCGCTCCCATGATAGCTTCTTCCTTCAGATGATCGTCATACGCTTTTGTGGTACGTTCTTTTGGAATATCAGCATCATTTATTCCTTCAATACTACGGAATCGGGCGAGTTTGTGACGATTAATTTCTCTGTTATCGTACCAGTCTTTTTCAACCCCAAAGACACCGCCGATCAGTTTACTCTTGAACTGCTGCCCGAAATTGTCACCCCATTTAACGGCAAATCCAGGGTTGGATTTTTCCACGCAAGTAATAAAAGTCTTGAGATTGCGAACGCCATAATCAACGTTTCCATCAATAATCATATAGTTAGTACCGGCATTCGGATATTTCTTGTCTGGACGGATATCGTTTTCGAACTGCTTCATAAAATATCCAGCCTGTTCGTCACCGTCGGCAAAATCAAACAGAATAACGAGCATATTTTTAGTTTTTCCCTCATCGTCTGGTTTTGACTGACGCTCTGATACCTGCTTAATTACCATCTTGTGGCCGCCAAGCTTAATTGGTTCAAATTCTCCTGCTGCCTGTGTTGTGTCGTAGCTATTTGGTTTCTGCATTATTGTTTTCTCCTTTTCCTAATTCGTAGTAATCTCTAATAACCTTGTCTACTGCTGCCAGATCATTGTCTATGGTCAGTGAATCAAACATACCAATCGGGGATTTGCTTACTGCTCCCTGGCTAGACTGAGTGACAAATAAATGTTTTCCACTTTCTTCAATGCAGCGGAGAACTATTGTAAACATGCCCTCTACGCAAACTTTTTCATCCAAAAGCTTTCCTATTGTCTTTGGTTTTACGTCTCCAGAATCATCCTTATCTTCGTGCATCATAAGATATACGACTTTGCTTTCCGGAACCTTTGTCACAATGAACTGAATCAGATTCCAGAAATAATCGCCAATGTCATTGTAAAGTGAGAATACTGCATTACCTTTTCCGGCAGAAGCGTGTCCTCTCATAAAGTGGTTGGTGATAAGATATCCAGCATCATCAATCACAATAGAATCCGCTTTTGATGCAATTAGGCATTTCATAACCTGCTGGTAATCATCTGTAAACCATCCGTCAATTTTCCCCTTGAATGGAAGTGGCTTGTTTAATACTCTGATAAGGTTCCAGTTTTTGTTTTGACAGTTTCTAAGACTGGTACTTTTGCCAGAACCAGATTTTCCAATAATCAATACTGGTGTTGCCATTGTTATTCCTCCTTGTCATAAACTACATGCTTGCTGCTCTCAATAATCAGCAAACTTGCAATATCTTTCATTGATAAGGTCGATTCGTTATAGATTTCAACCAGTGCATTGTAAGCGTCTGTTGATACTTTCACGACCGGATTATCCTTATCAGTTGCAGGCTGTTTCTTTCTCGCCGGAATACGGATTTCAAACTTTTCCATTGTTGCCCTCCTTAGTTGTTTTCTGAGCCGCTAAAAGCCCATTTAAAGCCTGTATATAGTTTGCCAACGTTCTTGCCTTATACTGCTCTTCAATCGGATTATCCGGCACTATAGCAAGCTGTATGTCGATTAATCTCAATACTTCCTGGATGCGCTCGTCCATACTTACACCGCCTTGAAAAAGCAATACAGGTTATCTGATGCATCTCCGAACTTCTCTCCATCAATATCTTCGGCTTTGTGGTATTCCACATGGTCAAGAGACATGTCACAGTTCTCATAATCCAAAATGTGATCCCCTCTGGACTGAAGCTCTCTGAGCAATTCGTTAATACATCCTGCTATCTCCAGACTGGGAAGAAGTTTCATAATTGCTATCTGTTTACTCATTTGGACACTTCCCATCTATCAGAAGTTCCAGTAAGAAAGCTTTGATTATTCTGAGGCTTTCACGACTTTCTTTCTCATAAAATGGGTTAAAAGATACGTTTTGGTACAAATCCCATTCAAATTTGTCTTTGAGAAGGAGAACATCTTCTTCCCTTTTAACCCCTCTTACTCCCAAACCGTAGCCCGAAAAATCAAAGGTGATATTTGCTGTCGGAACTTCGTTCACAACTCTTTTACAGAGTTCGTATATTTCATCAATCTCTTTCTCGAACATCTTCTTATCCTCCTTATTTCCTACTGTCAGTCTGCTTTCATCTGGCGCACCGCCCATGCTGCCGAGATGCCAAAAAAGATGTTCAGCCAGATAGGTATGTCCACATATTTCCCGGCAAGCATACAAACAGCAATTAGCATATACTCTTTCATTTTATTTCATTTCTCCTGCAATCCACGCAAGGTTGCTCGCCACCAGTGCGGCAGCTGTTACAATCCATGCAGTGAACCATCTTTTTGACTTTTTCTTGCTTTCTTCGACAATTTCTGTCGCAAGAATGAACTCAAGTTCGTCCCATGTCGGAACATTTTCACATTTATTTGTGCTATTTCTGCTCATATCGTGCTAATTTCTCCTTTTTTGGTATTTACAATTAGCAGATACGAAGTTATAATTAACCTGTACCTACTAAGCGTAGATTAGTAAGTGCAACGCTCCGGTTGGTGGGGCTTCACCGCCGGGGCACTATCACTTTAATGCTTCTTTTCCTCTCCAGATGTATCCTGTTTCTTCCCAGAGCTTTCTTGGAGAGATAACAAATTCTATTCTGCCAGAACCTTTTCTGTCGTGAATCACTTTATTCCCACGATACGCCGTACCGATAGGCAACCATCCGTATATAATTCCTGCTCTGACAGATGGTGTAGGAATGCCTGTCATTTTGCTCACGTCTGATACTGTCAGGCGTTCGTTTGAAAATTCCGGCATCTGTGGAATGCCTGATATGATTCTTGCAACCTCTGCAGCGAACTGATGAACCTGTGCATTCTGCTCTATATAATTATCAATTGCACTCATATAAACCTCTTTTCTAACTGATACTCATTTGAGCGTTACAGTCACGTATCATCATTACTGTATTGGTGCATGGATGCCAATTTCTGACATATTCCATAGATTCTTCAAATCTCAGCTTAGGGATGTTATTACGGGCATTTACTGCGAAGTAAGTCTTTATATCCCTGTTGCATTCAGCAAATACTTTCTTACCAATTTCCTTGTAAGCATTTGACTCTTTCCCACCAAGGTGAGCAATTACGACACTTGATACTAAGTCTCTAATAGATTCCTGCTGCGCGTAGTCAATAGTCATGGTGTTTTCAAGTCTGTTAAGCCGTTCTTCGTGATCTAAGAACCCTGTCGCAATAACCTGTATCTGTTCAACTGTCGTCAGTGGCTTCTGGTATGAGCCTGTCTTTCTGATCGTCGGAAGAACTTCATCCATAACCCATGATTCAAATTTCTCTGCCGATGGAAGTTTCGATTTCATAATCAATCGGTACAAATCTCCCTCATTTATGTATGACATTGACTGAATGCCACTAGATGTAGGGGTGTCGCGTTTCACGACTCCCTTGCAATGCCTTGATACGGCATCTCTGGGATTGTTATATCCAAGAGCTTTGGCAACATCAGTGCCAACAAAGTACGGTTTACCATCAATTTCTGCTGTTCGGATTTCTCCGAACTCTTCTGAATTAAAAAACTGTAATTCGTTCATAAGTCTCCTTTCTTGTGATATACTCCCTATAGATGGGAGGTGATTAAATGATAACTGGGAAACAATATCGGCTAATGAAGTCCGTTCTTAAAAATAACGGAACCACTGCACAAGATACCGAGAATCACGAAATGTATAGATACTTAGCATCTAAAGGATTCTTACGTAAGCAACCTGTGCGTGGATATGAAGGCTATGTGGTCACTCAAGACGGTGAAGTTGAAATGAAAATATATAGAGAAGATACTTACCGTTTTAAAGTGACTACTGCGATCTCATTCATTGCTCTTATCACAAGTATCGTTTCCACAATTTTGAAATTCTGTATCAAGTAGATCGTCTGCAAGATGTCCAAGTGGTATTCTTTTGCCGGGTTCCAGATGGATAGGATTTGGAAGCTCTAATCCATTCGTTTCCCCGGTAAGAATCGCCACTTTTAACTGATTTACCTGTTTCTGTAAATCTCTTACATAATCAAATAGATACTGAATATCTGTTTTGCTCAACCGTTTTCACCTCCAAGTTAAGAACTTTGTAGATGGTTTTAATCTGCCTGCTTACTTTCTGGAATCTTCGGCTCAAGAAACTTGTCAGTCCCAACAGATAATGCCCCACAGATTAATTCGTATTCATCGAAATCTAATCTGCGATTTCCATTGAGAGAAAGATTGAGTTTCTGAACAGGAATGCCAGTTCTGTTGGCGACAAATGTCTGTGTTATGCCGTTGTTTTCAAGGTATGACTTAATCTTTTTACCAACACACATTTTCAATTCTCCTTTCCGTTTAAGTTTCGTTCCTATCGAACAATTACAGTATAACTTCGAAATGTTCGAATGTCAAGAATAAATTTCGAGAAAATCGAAATTATTTTATTGACAGTTCGAAATTTCTATATTATTATTAATCATGAAAGGAGGAAACCGATAATGACATTTGGCGAGAAAATCAAGCAAGCCAGAACAGCAAAGAAATTAACTCAGAAACAACTCGCAGAAAAAATCAACGCAAAACACAATTCAATTAGTGACTGGGAAAAAGATAAGTGCAAGCCAGATATGGACACTATCGAACTTCTATGCGGCGTTCTGGAAGTAACACCGACATATCTCATGGGTTCTAAAAGCGATGACGATTATGCAACCATAATTGGAAATCTTATGTCAGAACCTGACGTCTTAGACTTTATCGAGGAATATAAAGCACTCGATAAAGAAGATAAGAAAGCAATAAAACAAATAGTTTCATCGTTAAACAAAAAGAGCAAGGGTTAATCCCCTTGCTTCTTTGATTTTAGATATTTGATAAGAATCGTATAGACAAATTTTAACTTGCCCTCATTATCACATTTTTCTATCATTTCAATAATCTCTTTTTTATAATCCATAATAACCCTCCCTGTCACAACTACCGCCTACACTACAGTATATGTCCGGCTGTGGGAAATAGAATCGAACATTAGTTTGTTTTTACTATTATACCACCTATTCCGACTCTTGGCAACTGCCAATGATATGCATGAACTCTCACTATTTTATAGAAAAACATTTCTTTTTCATCTAAATCACTCTATTTCGTTCTAAATCTTTACAACGCGCTCTTAAAATGATAAAATAAAAATACCACGAATAACCGTACTTTACATAATATTGCAAAATCAGCGATGCAAAATGCATAATCCGCATAAAAAGTTCGAAGCGTGGCGAATAAAGCTATTAGGAGGAGCAATTCTATGAGTAAGAAAAAAGGTGGAAAACTTAAATGGGTAGTTTTAGCAGTTGTTGCCGTTGGAGTTATCGGTGCCGTTGGTGGAAATTCGGATTCAAACACCACGTCTTCTTCCAACACATCTGCAAAGACAGAATCTACAAAAGAAGTTGATGTGCCTACACCAATTGAATACACAGCCGTATCAGTCAATGATATGATGTCTCAGCTTGATGATAACGCACTTGGAGCATCTGATAAATACAAAGGGCAATACTTAGAAATCACTGGTAGACTTGGGAACATTGATTCATCTGGAAAATATATCTCCCTCTATCCTGACGATGAATATGCGATAATCGGCGTTCAGTGCCAGATTAAAAATGATGAGCAGCGTTCGAAAGTCGCATCAATGGCAAAAGGTGATACAGTCACACTAAAGGGAAAATGTACAACTGTCGGAGAAGTTCTCGGATATTCAGTCGATATTGAAGAAATAGAATAAAAATAAAAACCACCCCGGCATTGGCGTACCGAGGTGGCGTTTATACATCTCCGAAGAAATGTAATATTCTGGCAAAACATATTGTATCATCTTCGGAGCAGTCGAGCAAGTCAGAAAGTTTGTTCGGCTGTTATTTTTATACCTAAAAACAGCTATAAAGAAAAGAGGAATAAAAATGGCGAAGAAAAGAAAGAAATATCCAAAATTGCCGAATAACTTCGGCTCTATTCGGTATCTTGGCAAGAATCGAAGAAACTGCTATGCAGTGCACCCACCGGCTACACTGGATGCAACCGGAAAGGTGGTCCGTCCACCGGCGATCTGCTACGTTGATGACTGGCTGAAAGGATTCTCTATTCTGACAGCTTACAAAGCCGGCACGTATCAACCCGGCATGGAGCGGACTCTTGAAGTATCCCCTACGACCGACATAGATGCTCTTATAAGCCGCTTAATTGCCGACTACAATACAATCAAGGGTGTCGAGGATAAACACCCGGAAATCAAGAAATTGACGTTTTCAGAGGTATATGAGAAGTTTTACGCATGGAAGTTTCCAGAGGGTTCAAAACTTTCTTATAGCTCAAAGATAGCTTACCAGACCGCTTACTCAAACTGCACGGCTCTGTATAATCGTGTATTCGAGGATTTAAAAGCGCCTGATCTGCAAAAGGTAATTGATGACTGCCCGTTAAAGCGTCAGAGTCTTATGGCGATTCTTACGCTGTTCAAGCAGATGTATAAATATGCTGTTTACTCAGAAATCGTAACGGAAAATAAGGCGTTATATGTCCATGTCAATGCTGATAATGACACCGAACATGGAACGCCCTTTTCTGATCAGGAAATGCAAGTGCTGTGGAATAATACCGACGATCAAGAAGTTCAGCTCATTCTTATTATGTGTTACTCCGGCTGGAGAATCGGGGAAGTGCTAAAACTTACAACCAACTTAGAAGAAGGATACTTTCAAGGCGGCATCAAAACAAAAGCCGGTAAAAACAGAATTGTTCCGATACATCCCGCTATATACCGTTTTGTCGAACAGAAAGTGCTGACACAAGATGGAAAATTATGCGTGTATACTCAGCAGCATCACAGAAAAGCGTTGTTCTATCCTACACTGGAACGTTTAGGAATAGTCGGTGATCCGAAGCACACGCCGCACGATTGTCGGCACACCTTTTCTGCGCTGTGCGAAAAATATGGAGTCCGGGAGAATGATCGTAAGAGAATGCTCGGTCATTCATTCGGCGGTGATGTTACAAACGCCGTTTATGGTCACCGGACATTGGAAGAACTCCGTACAGAGATTGAAAAGATAAAAGTCCCATTTGTGACTAACTGTGACTAACGGAATCTTATTTTATCAATTTTATTAATCACAATTCAGAACATAAAAACGCGTGAAACCCTTGTAAAATCAACATTCTCAGCGATTTTACAAGGAATTCCCTCATTTCATTTTCATTATTCTAATTGTATTCAATCAGGGCATTAATTAGAACTATGCAAATGTCAGAAAGTTCTTTAAATACAGTACTTTAGAGGATATTTAATTATGAAATGATTTTTTTATTTGTGACTAACGTGTGTCCAACGAACTAATAGGATTTACAAAACGAAATGATACAATATGTTATAAGAAGCATGATTCCCGGGGCGTTATCCCCGGGAGTTTTTATTTATGAATTTCTGAAATTCTGGTAAATACGCCCTTCGGGACAAACTCAAATACGAACCCATCATTATTCGGGTACGGGATTCTGACGAAGTACCATTTCAGCCCGGCACTGTCTGTTTCTGTGTACTTCATAACCTCTACAACTGCACCTTTTTTCAACTTCGGAAACAGTTTAGATGGGCTATTTTTGTTTGATTTTGTATAACATTTTGTGTCTTTTTTAATCTGCGCAATGTAGGCTCTTGTGTTCTGTTTTTTGACTGTATCCGAGTCTGAAACTGGCGTTGTATCTTTGACTAAACTGTAGTTTGGAGTGCAGAATTTTGTTCCCGGGAGGTTGCTGTTGTAGTAGCTTTTCTGGCATACTCCACCACCATTTGCGATAATTGTAGAGCCACCAGAAGTGTTTCCTTCGACTGTCCAGAACCGATCTCCTGATACCTTTATTACGATTCCAGTATGCGTAAATTCTCCGTTTCTGTAGAAAATAACAATGTCTCCGACTTTTGGATTGCTGTTCAAAGTAAACAAATCTGCCATTGTCGGACAGTAAACATAAGGCCAGTGTTTTAAAAGTTTCTTTGCCTTCTCTTGTCCGAATGCTTTCATGAAACACCAACTCACGAATGCAGCACACCATGGCTGTCCTTGATAATCCGGCTTAATATCTCGCCAGTATTTTGTGTAATTATTTTCTCCGGCATTTGCTGTCTTGCTATCAAGCTGACTATTGCTTGCCTTTTCAAGATATCCGATTTCATTCTTTGCGATCTGGATTAATTTATTAATTGCCTTCATGTCTGTTTCCTCGCTTTCTGGAAAATATGTTTTTAATGCGTTATAAACAAATCTCTGCCTGTCCTTATATACTCCCACTTGATTCCCTGTGTCCGTCTGGCAGGCTGCATAGAGATTATCGAGTGTATATGGTTTCTGGGTCTTTGCCAAAATCCTTGTTACTGCTCCCTGTCCGCCTTGATGCCTAAAGTTCGCACACATAGCTTGCGCTCTAGCGTCCGTAACGCCCTGTTTAAGGGCTTCATCTGCATAAGTGGCTAATTGTTCATCCATAATGTTATCCTGACATTTAACGCCGATTTTGGACGAAATAAGCTGAACGATTAAATTTGCAAACTGGCTGTTTCTGGAAATATTAAAACAAGACCAATCTGCCTCCTGCACCTGCTCCCATAATCCGATATTATCCAGTCGGTTCCATGCTTCCGTATCTGCATCATGAATCCGCTTTAAAAGCGTTTGCGCTTCGGTTGCGTACCATGCTCCTGCACCGATTGTAATTGCGTGTTCTTCAGAAGAATTGGTGTAAGCTTCTGTGAAGTCCGAATAATCCTGCTGTCCGTAAACCTGTCCACCGGTTTCGACTGCGTAAATAATCTTTCTGAGAACTGCTTTTTGATTATTTGTCATGCGAAAATCCTCTCAAATTTTTCTTTCACATATATTACGTTTACTGTAATAAGCTTGCTCTTTCTACTGTTCCATCCTCATTCAGCACATAGCCATCCTTTTGAAGTCCTTCAATTACCTTTTTATTCCACAGCTCAGGAACATCTGTCCATTTTTTTAACCCATTGATTACTCGTTCTTCGAAAAATTTAACCATTGTTTCCACCTCCAATGTTTGCAACTAAAGTAGCCAGTTCATCAAGTGCCGAATCATGCGTTGATACAAGTTCAGCCAGACCGTCAATACCATCACCATTAATTAGAATTTTACGATTAGATTCCGCATTAAGCATCTGTATCACAACGTCTAACTTCTCAGACATCTCATTCAGTCTGTTTGAAACTCTGTTAATTGCTTTGTAGATATTTGCAATTTCTTTTTTATCCATATGCACCTCCTGTTCTTAGCTATTCAGCTATATTCATTAATTTGCTAGGATTTTAGATACATAAGCAGGGGACAATGCCATAAGTGTTGCTGACGTCGCCGTAGTACGAATTCCCGCTTACGTTCACATGACAGAATTTGTTTCCGCTGCTGGAGTAAGGCGAACGTCCCCAATAGTAGCCAGATACGTGATCACTGTCAGAACGCGGTTTCTTATATCTATTAGCAGTCGCATTCTTAAAATACTGATACTGATTTCCTTCGCCTGCGTAAGAATACGTTGTACTACCAAAAATTTCAATTTCAGACAGTAAAAACGCATAGTCATTTGAGATTTTAATCGTACTGCTTCGACTTCCTGCAGATGTCAACTTCTTGACCTGCTTCATCATATTTTGAATATAAGTAGGCAAACATTTCTTGTACACATTATTGCACCACGTACGTCTTGCACAGCCTTCCCAACCACCACTATTTGTACTTGAACCGTTTATATAACCACATTCATGTGATACATTATAGGAGGTGTTATATTCTGTCGTAGTGTCTAAATACAACATACGTTCTGTCTGAATTGTAATAGCAGCTTTAGTCTTTCCATTGATAGCAGTCACTAAGTCATCATGTTCGATTCCGATAATTACATAGGCATAATCATTCGCTCTGTGTGACTCACTTACGCCAGTTGCATCCATGGCATTGTGATGGATGATTCTCTTGTCGCCGACCGCCCAATAGTCGCTAATGTTGATTTTGCCTGCGTAGTGCGCTTCAATCATCTTTTCAATCTCTGCGTCTGTTCCGTCGGCAAATGTGACAATCTTCAGACCCTCTTTTGGTTCGCCGAGAAGTCTGTTTCCTGCATCGTAGTTGTATACACCATCGGTAGAATATGGAAACAGTGCAAAGTAATATTGTTTGCCGTTTGTCAGTCCTGTGACGGTATAGCCTGTGGTTTTGTATTTATCTCGAACTGTATTATCAACCACAAGCGTTCCGTCATCTGGATTTGCGGGATAGCCTGTTTCTTTCATTACAAGTTTTGTACCAGCCCATGTAGAGAATGTTGAACCACTGATTACCGTGTTTTCAGGGTCTTGCCATTTAATTGTGACAGATGCGTTTAAGTTCTCAATCGTTGGGTTGTTTACGGGCTTGGGAGTAACGGTTGTACTACCGCCTTTTGCGTGGAGTGTTCCGTCTTCATCTATGAATGTTGTCTTGCCGTCAGGTTTAACCTTACCAAGAGTTTTGATTGTAGCAATCGGGACAGTCGCATCACTTCCCCTGTCTCCTTTTGGCCCTTTGATATTTACTGTTTCGGGATTGGCGATTCCATCTGTGTTGCTCCAGCTTATGTTTCCATCAGTGTCTACATTTGGAATGAATGTAGCGCCCTTTTCTCCTTGTGGGCCAGTATCTCCTTTTGCGCCCGTATCGCCTTGCGGCCCGGTAACATTTACTGTCTGGGGGTTTTCAAGTCCTCCGTCATTACTCCAACTTATGTTTCCTTTGCTGTCTACAACAGGAGTGAATGTGATTCCTCGCGCACCAGTATCTCCTTGCTCACCTTTTGGACCAACTGGACCTTGTTCACCTTGCGGCCCAGTATCGCCTTTTAGACCCTGTACTCCCTGTTCTCCTTTTTCTCCGGGATCTCCTTTTACACCCTGCGGTCCTGGGTCACCCTTTGGGCCTTGCGGACCAACTGGACCCTGCGGCCCCTGAATTTTGCCAGCATTGTTCCAATTCGTGCCGTCGAAAACCCACATTTCTCCGTTTATTAAATACGCATCGTTCTTCTCTGCACTCAGGGGGAGATCTGCCTCAGATTCTTTTGTACCAAGGACATTAGGAGATGTTCCGTCATTTCCTTGTTCACCCTTTTCTCCTCGCGGGCCTTGCGGACCAACTGGCCCCTGCGGACCAACGTCTCCTTTTTCACCTTTTGGGCCTTGCACTCCTTGAGGTCCCATAATATTCCCAACATTTTTACTATCACCATCTGAAAATGTTATTGTCAAATTTCCATCTACGTCGATACTGACCGCTGTGACAGAGACGCCCCTCAGTGATTCTTTCTGCTCAGGTGTCAGCGATTCAAATGTCACGGTGCCATCCACGCCCTTTTCTCCCGGATCACCTTTATTTCCTTTTTCACCTTTTGGACCTTGCGGGCCAACAAATTCTCCGGCATTAACCATCTCTGAAATGTCTTCAATGGAACATAACCGTCTTACATCATTAGCCGCAAATGCAATGTATAAGGCTTTACCGGATGGAACGGACGGGTCATTGCCAAGAATCGCAACGGGCTCTCCGGGACGAATTTTCGACGTATCAAAATCGGCGTACATACCGCGTCGGAATTGTATTGTGTATGTATTGGCCATATTAGACTTACCTCCTTATGAAAGGAAATTATTTTTTATGTAATCCTTTACGGAATCAAGATTTTTCTGCACATCGTCATTCATCACAAGGAAATTACCTTTATTATTCTGACTGATGATACCTCCCGTGTTTTCGTCTACTTCTGAATAGGTGTAAGCGATGCGGCTTCCCTCTCCAGTACTAAGATTCATAAAACTTGTTAAAATCTTCTTCATGATATTACCTCCATCTGATTGATAATGCTTAATCTGTCGTTAGTAAGTTCTGACTCATAATCTGGTTCCGGGATTTCTACTTCTTCTGATTCATAATCTGGTTCCGGGATTTCTACTTCTTCTGATTCATAATCTGGTTCCGGGATTTCTACTTCTTCTGATTCATAATCTGGTTCCGGGATTTCTACTTCTTCTGATTCATAATCTGGTTCCGGGATTTCTACTTCTTCTGATTCATAATCTGGTTCCGGGATTTCTACTTCTTCTGATTCATAATCTGGTTCCGGGATTTCTATATCTCTTGCGTCTGTATAAGCTGTATCTCCCCGGTCAGTAAATCGCATATGTTCATATTCAATTTGTCTTGCTTTGATTTCGAACGAAAATTTAAGTCCCGGAGTTCCTTTTACAATAAAATAATTCTGCTCTTTCTCAGCCACCCAGCAGTCACCCTCTCCTTCTCTTTGCAAGAACACATAATATTTAATGCCGACATTTGCAGATTCCTGAAAGATATCATCTATGTCAATCATACAAGTCCCGTCATCCGATATTACAGATTCACCGATATCTCCAAAGAATGGGGTTGGCATTTCATAGCAGTAAAAGAGCTGTTCATCATAGTCTACCGTCGAAACTGATCTTGATTTTGTCCCGCTTACTTTCAACTTCCCTCTGATAGAAGCATCTGCAAGGTCTGTCCCCGTACCTGCACTGTAGAAATGTCCACTGGCTTCTACATGTGTACCTGCTTCAACTTTTTTTGATGTCGAAACGCTGCCCGCCGAAACACTAGTATCAATCGAGGCTGAGCTTGCGTGTACGGTTCCTGCATAAAGATTGATTCCTCTAATTCGTGTTCCATACAACGTGCCGTACCCCGGTACATATACTCCTGTATTCGTCTCTGAATAGATCTCTCCAGTTGAAGCATCTAGCGTTACTTCTCCATACGTGCCACTTGCTGAAAGCTTTTTAAGTCCAACTTTCCATCCTGCTAATTCACCCGTGTTAATATAATCGGCATTCATATACACATTACCATTTGATAAATACAGACCTTTATTATTGCTGTTATCGCTTAACACATCAATAATCTCTTGTTTAGACATTTTCCCTATGTCGAGATCACTAAGTGCATTGTCTGTATAGCGATTCGCATTCGATAACGCTGCCGAAGCTTTATCTTCCGCAACACTATATATTGTATCACCGTTTGTTAACACAAATGTATTAGGCCTGAGCGTAACATTTCCGTAGTTATCAATCGCAAATGTTGATGTTCCAGAACTGTTTGTAACATTGATGTTCTTCAGATTAATCAAATCAGCTGAAATCTGGCCAGACTTAATATAGGAAGCATTTATGTACAGATGCCCGTTCTGCATATAAATTCCCTCTTGCTTACCGTTATCCGTTAAAGCGTTAAAAACTCTTTCAAAATTGACAATTTTTTTAGCATCCAGTTCCTGCCAAGCGCCATCAGTCCCAGAAAACATATATACCTGGCTTGTAGAGAAGTTTATGAAAATCGAGCCGTCATGCTTTTTATATTCTTCACTTTTCCACTCAGATGCCGGATAGTTCTGCAACGTTGGTACATACGTGCCATAATAGTTCGGGATAGTCACATTATTTTGAACTGCCCCATCCACAACGTCCTTGGCGATCTGCTCAATAGTTCTGCTTTTTAGCGTAAAGTTTTCAACCTCTAATGTGACAGCGCCTGTATCAGCGTCTATTCTTAATGTAACATTCCCGTTATTATCTTTCGCTGTGAAACCTCTTGTGTTAATCCATTCTGATTGGATTCCAATAGCATACAGGATGTTCAGAACAGCATCCCCATTACTGTCAAAGCCTGCTTTCCAAGTCTGACCTCCATCTACTGACAAAAAGAATCCATCGACACCTGTCTTATAAATTACTTTAGAATCAGCAAGCGTAGGTTTGTCGTGACGATATGATACCGTCGAGCCGTCTGCCTGAACTTCTTCTGTATAGTAGAATCCAAGGGTGTTGGCTGCAAGTTCATTCATCTGTTTGAGCTTTATGTCATAGGCAGATAACTTTTTCTCTGTGTCTTTTTTCGCTTGCTCTACTGCCGTCTGCTGCCCGCCAATGAATTCACTTGCATCTTCTTCAGCATTCTTTGCACTACAGCTCCATGATGTTGAGCCACCGAACACAAATTCTACATTAGTTGCAAATGATCTAAAGACACGATTCTTTGTATCAATAAATTCGACTGGGTCGCCGAAAGTGGCGTATCCGTTTGCGATTCCGTCGCATGAGAAAGGACGCATTCGCAAACCGATTAATTGATTTCCAATAGCTTCGACTCCTGCCTGTGCATTTCCTGACAATAGCTGATTGTCAATAGTAATTACATAGCCGTCCTGACCCGACATATATTCGGTCTCATCTTCTACGCATTTGACACCTGTTACAACAACATCGTCTACGTCATATTGTAGATTCTGAATCGAAAATAACGCGTGATAATCGTTATTATTTAACGTACCACCATCAATCACAGTACCTGTTGTCCATGGATTAAGCGTGCCGCCATCCAGATCATCACCATTTGTCCAGTTCTTTACTGTTCCGCCATCGTAAATAGTCGTATTGGTAAATGTCTTGTCAAACGTAATAATCCTGAGTAAGTCATTTTCGTCGATTCTTGCATTTCCACCGGCTATCCCGGCACACATTCCGATTACTGTACGATACGTCACATTAGATGGCGCTTTCTGAATCTGAAAGTTTGAATTCGGGAACGTCGCATCGCCGAGCACAATATTGCACTGCCGACAGCATTCTGAAAGTAGTTCTCTGACAGTACAAGGAAAAGGCAGATTAGAATCATATGTCTTATCGGCGTTGTGCATTTTATCTAAGAGAGAAAGACTTATTTCGCTCGCTGTTGCAGGCTTTTTCGATACAATATAAGTACCTCTTTTTATAGTTTCTATCCTGTCGGATAACTGCACATTGAGAAATATGACAAACCTTGCAGCGTTAAAATTATATCCGTCAAAACGTCCATCATCGTTTACTAATGATAAACTTGCTGTTTTTTCGATTGCCACACCCACTGGGAAGTCCCCAGAGTCTGCTGAATCTACAAGACTATTTCCAGACAAGTAAAAGTCTTTTTTGCCTAATTTAAGAGTTGTGCCATTTGACAATGTAACATTTGCTGTCACGTAATAATTTCTGTTTGTAAGAGATTCTTTCTTTAACTGAGTAGATACATTTATCAAATCGGCTCAATCCTCCTTACATTGATAGACAAATCTGTCCACTTTTCTTCCCCGTCTTTCAGAGTTTGCGCAGCCATGTTAAAATTTGATGCGTAGAATGTTCTGTCTATCCATCTTCCCGGAACAGTTGGATCTTTATGGTGGAATGTGAATTGGCTTTTGTTAAGTACAGTATTTAGTATGGCTGCTATTTCATCCCACGTGAGTTCGCCCCATTGCATGTCATACCCACCAATTGTTCCCATTGGTGTATTGTGCATAATCAAATCTTGACTTCTTTTAGAGTCTTCCGTAGAAGTGGTTGCGAACACCGGTTTGTAACTATCCGGTGCTCTTATAACAACGTTGTCTATTTTGAATTGTTCCTGTTTCATATCTTCTCCTTTATGCTAACTCAAATGGGTTCTTCCCGTTTCGATTTCTTCTCATTTCAGCTTCACTGATAATAATATCTAACAATTTTCTGCCAGATGCATTAACTGTAACATTATAGGTATTTCCATCTCCCTGTCCTTTTCCTGATTCTTCCCGGACAATCTGACGCAACAGGCTCTCCGGTGCTTCCAGGTTATTGCCTTTTTTCTGGTCACCTAATACCGCAAGAAATTCACTCCGCGGTGGAATAACTGCACCACTGGCCAGATATGGGATAGTTCCGATACGTGGAAATGTTGCATGAAATCCGATAGTCTTTGAACCAAACGGTGTTGGAACAGTCCAAGGCCCGAAAGAGAAAGCAGATTCAATTCCGCCAATTGCATTATTAATCATTCCAACTGCATTATTAACAATGCTGATTGCCTGATTAATCGGAGCTTTAATGAAATCCACGATGCCTTCAAATGCAGATTTGACTGCATCCCTGGCGGCATTAAACTTATTAGTGATAGCATTTTTTATTGCTTCTACTTTATCGGAAACAAATGTAGTTACGCTTTCCCATACTTGGGATGTTTTGTTTTTTACACTATCCCACACACCTGTAACTTTATTTTTGATTGCGTTAAATACTGTGCTGGCTGTGGATTTAAGAGAATTCCAAAGGCCAGAAAGTGTCTTTTTGATTGCGTTCCAAGTAGTAGATGTTGATGTTTTAATAATATTCCAAACATTAGCTATCTTTTCTTTCAAATTGCTTAATGTACGTGTTGCTGATTCTGACAATTCACGAGTCTTTTCAACAACCCAGTCTTTTAATTTTGTTGCTGCCGCGCATATTTCATCCCAGTTTTTGTACAGCAAAACTCCGATTGCTATAGCAGCACCGACTGCGATCGCGAAAATCCCGCCAGTACCGATTGCTGTCGCAATGGCCTTGATTCCACCCATGATCCCGCCAGTGCCAGTCATTAACGCGATAAGTCCTTTTACAGCTGTAGCTATTCCAGATGCACTTTTAATAACTCCCGATGCTAATTCTGCAATCTTTGCTGCCGCGAACGCTCCGATTAGGGCTGCGCCGAACGCTTCAACAATCGACTGATGATCAGCAAGAAAAGTTGCTACTTTTGCGACTAAATTAATCACTGTCGGAAGTCCTACCTCAATAACCCATTTCAACATCGGAAGAACGATGTTATTGTAAATCCATTCAAGAACATTTCCAATGGATTCCAGAATTGGTGCAAATGCACTTGTCAGATTACTGATAGATTCTAACAGCGGATAGAAATCTAAGTTTGCCGCCCACGTTGCCGTATCTGCGGCAATTCTCTCAATGAACTGCATAACCACCACAAGAGCATCTGCGATGTTCTGTATAATCTGCGTTCCGACATTGTTCTTATTCCACGCATCGGCAAAACCAGATGCAATATTCCCAATAGTTTTAAGCACGTTCTGAGCAATCCTTAGCATGGTTGTAAGCATTGTCGTACCTGTACCGTTTGTCCAGACTTCCATGAGACTCCTGCCTACACTCTTGGCAAGCTTCGCAATTCCCGACAAAGCAATGTTTGCTGCGTCAATGGTGTTCTTGCCCTCTTTTTTCCATGCGTCCTGAAAAGGCTTCCAAAGTTTTTTGAACAAATTTGCAAGTTTCTTTGCCGAATCGCTAATCTTATCAAGAACTGTCTCGCCCTCTGCCACCTTTCCGTAATCAACATTTTTTACAGCATTTTTCATCTGGTCTGCAAGTCCACCGGTTGTACCAGGTACTTTTGACGATGAATCTGCGCTTTTGTCCGTTGAGTAATTATTGATTTCGTCAAGGGGACTAAGATATCCTTTTGCCGCTTTAGTAGCTTTCTTGGTTGCGTCCGCTGTATCATTTGTTGCGCCTGCCAGTTTTTCAGCATTATCGGCAGCTTCTCCGTATTGATCGGCTGTGTCGGCTATTGCATCCGTTCCGGCAAGGCCTGCGCCACTCGCACCTGTTTGTCCAGAAGACTTCTTTCCAGTAATCAATTCCGTAAAACTTTTGAAAGCATTTGCCAATGTTGCCAGTTTACCGAGCAAGATATTAATAACTTTCAGAACAGGTGTGAAAATATTAATCAGCCCCTGTCCGACTGTTGCTTTGAGAGATTGCAGCTGTAACTGCATCACTCTCATCTGATTCGCCCAGCTGTCTGATGTTCGGATGAAGTCACCAGATGCGGCTGATAACTGCTTCTGCACAAAAGCCAGACGCAGAGCTACTTTCTCCTGCTCGGTCATGGTGGATGTGGTTTTTCCGTAGCCATTAGCCAGTGCGTACTGGTCGAGTGCCGACTGGCTCATTACCACGCCAAGATCCTTGAGTGTTTCCGTTTCACCAGTAAATACGGATTTCAGCTTGATGTAAGCTAAGTCCTGACTGATATTATAAAATGATGCTACATCACCAGTCAGCTGCGTCAGAGCCGTTGACATATCATAAGCCTGTGCTTCAGAGAAACCGAATGACTTAGACATTGCTCCGAACGTACCGACATACTGTTTTGCCATGGTTTCTGACAGTCCGGCAGAAGTCATGGCGTTCTTTGCAAATTCATTTACTTTGTCGGACATGGTGGTAAATGTAACATCGACCACGTTTTGAACTTCTGCCAGGTTAGAGCCGAGTTCCAGGCATTCTTTCCCAAGCTGGGCCAGTTTCCCAATTGCGAATGCTCCGCCAATCAGTATGCCTATTTTTTTTACTACGCTGCCAAGTCCGTTAAAAGACTGTCTGATTGCTGATACGCCGTTTTGCACACCTGATGTGTCCATTCTGGTATCAATAATGACTGAGCCATCAGCAGCCATGTGTCCACCTCCTAACTATTTGAGGTTCAACATCTCATTCAGCGCATCCTTGTACGCTTGCTCTTCATCGCTGAGACGTGTTTTTATATCAATGATGTTTTTATTTTCCTGATAGAATTTCTTTTCCCACTTATCTAGTTTTTCACCCTTTGTTTTTTTTGAACGGATTCCAACGACCGTATTAAACAAGCATTCGCCGGATTCCATGAAATATCCGAAAAACGTCCACCAGTGCATATAAGGCACTGCTCTGATTTCTTTTCCGGCAACCTTGTTTACTGCTGGTACAATCATATCTCCGTCCTGTTCCCAGTCCATCAAGCGGGGTTTTGGCTTATTCGGACTATCATCAATTTGACCGCAGTCGATAAACTCGCAGGCTTTCTGGCAAGCTTCTGTAAGATGTTCTGGGGGTATACTTTGCCAGTCCTCAAATAGAATCTGTAACATAACTACTGCTTTTGCTTGTTCGTCTAATTCTGGGTCGTTCATGGCAACCAGAATATCAATAATTACTCGAAAATCTGTCCTGATAGAAAAATCCACTCCACTGATATTTAGTGAGGTGGGTAACTCATAGGCGGTCATTTTATATACTTCTCCGTGTACTTATTAGCTGCTGCCTGCATTTTCTTCTTTCTCTTTTCAATTACCGGTGCAATTGCTTCTACAATTTTATCCAGAACAATGTAAACGAAAACCTGACCATTTCCAAATACAGTAGTTGCTGTGATTGGCTCTTTAAACAGGTCTTTTGATGCTTCATATCCGAGCAGATAGTTGATTTTATCTTCAATCTGTTTATTCAGTTCAGCCATTTCTTTACCTGATGTGGCTTTCTGAATAGAATCTTCGAACTGTTTAAAGTATTCTATTACTTCTTCCGCACGTGCTGCGACATTGATATCGGTTGGATTAAGCTTGAAAGAAGAAAAAACTTCGTCTTCGTTATTCGTGAATGTGAAATTAAGGATTCCATCATCAATGTTTGTGTTAATTGTTTTTGCCATTTTCTACGCCCTCCTAAAAATTATTCGCTGTCAGCTGTAAATGTACCGGAACTGATATCAAATTTTCCTTTTACTCGTTCACCGGTATAATTGACGGTAAATGGAATCTGATAGCCGGATGTATCACCGCCGTAGGAGGTCGGCACAACGTAGCAGTCCTGCTGATATGCTTCATATTTTCCTGCTGTGGCTTCTGTCCAAAGATGAACCTCAACTGCTTTTGTTTTGAGGTTGTCGTCTTTGAGACGTCCATCTACAATCTTCTGTAATGCTGTGAACAGGTCAGAAGTAGTGTCTGCATAGAACGGATCAGCGTCAGAAGAAACTTCGTAGCCGTTGTGTTTGAATGTGGATTCTCCGAGAATGTTCTTAGATGTTTCAGTGTCTGGATTGAGTTCGACATTGTACTCTTCCAGGTCTTTTCCAAGACGCTCATATTTTGATGTCAGTCCTCCACAAAGAGAACCTGCATCAATATAATGAGCCATGTATTTACGGTCAATCTTGCCTGTAACTGCCATAGAAATGTCCTTTCTGCCTATAACTTTTAAAAGGCTGTGTAGGTTAGCGACTATCTTCTATTGATAGCCGGTTGCTGTTTGCTATATTACTTCGTAAGTGTTTTCATAGCGTACCGATAATGGTAATAACCAGTCCTGCACGCCGTTCTCCTGCGGCTCTAATCCGTATGAATTATCACGTGTGATACGTTTTATCACTCGTCCCTGTGAAAGCTCTGGAAACGCATTTAAACGTGTCTCAGAGCCGTTTATAATAACTGGTTCCCGACACATCCATTTGCCGAGATTGTCAAGAAACTTCTGAACAGATAACTTCTGTCTCTCCTTGTCGGATGCTGTTCGGTATACCACATAAAATGGATACTGGCATACTTGATGCATCACGCCACAGACGTCTTCTTTTTCTGAGTAAACCAAAGCACCGTTGTCTGCCGAGAACGCAATCCCCGATTCTTTGCCAAGTTCCTCAAATTTGATTGTTTCATTTTCGTACAGTCCCGGATACTGGTTCAGAAGTGCTTTCATGGCATCTGTCAGAATCTCATATCCGGTTGCGTCTTTGCCAATTGGCTTATCTGCCATGTCGTCTACCTCCTGCTTGTGCTTTTACTTTGCGAATCCACGTACTGCCGTATTGTCGTTTTGCGGCATCAAACCAATGGGCTTGTGCCCGTGGATGAGCCTGTTTGGTGTATTCAAGATTTTCCTTTGCGGCTGTCTGACCAGAAAACTGACTGACAAGGACTTTCTTCGCATACTGCCGAGCGTAAGGGCTTCCAGTCAGCTCGTCCACCATCGTTTTTCCCATGTAAAGAAATCTGCCATAAGGTTCTGCCGCCGCACAAACAAAGCCTGTGCCTTGCATAGAGGAACTTCTTGCCCTTGTCTTATTGATAAAGTCTCCTGAAATCATCGGCATAAACGGAATCATACTGTCCATGACCATCCCATCAAGGAGATACTGAGCTTCTTGATACTGTCTGGAGAACCTGTCCATATTCAGTTTAATTTTCATATCTCCGTCAACTACGGAGAATCCTTTGAAATGATGAATTCTGCTCATATTATTTACCCAAAATCTCAAAGTGTGGAATTAGTGTATACGGACCACCAACACTGGTAATCTTGAACACGTTATCCTTATTCTTATTCATGTACTGATAGAATCCGCTCCGATAATCACTGTCAGTTATCGTTCCACCAGTCCACTCGCCCTCCCAGAAGAACGACTCGTCTGAGAATGTGATAGTATCTTCCAGAGCGTTGTTAATCTGCTGCTTCCACTCTTTAGGTGGTACCCATGGAAGAATCTTGCCGTCTTTATCAGCGATGGTTATATCGCCATTCTGGACAGTGTATCGAACATGTAACTGTGCGTTGTCTGTTGCGTCTGGCCCGTACTTCTTAAGGATTGCCCCCTTGTCCGTAATAAGGTCGACACCGGATAAAACGTGAGGGTACCAGTACGCATCTCCAGTCGTGGCACTTTCGTAGTAATTAAAAAGTGTAATTTTAGATGAATACATGATATCCTCTCCTTAATTATTCTTTCTGCACTGTCTGCTTAATAACCTGATTCACACCAGTGGCCGACAATCCATTAAACATACCGACTGCAACCGCCGTGATATAATCCGTTGCCGGAAAATCCGGGATAATTCCCATTCCGACCGCTCCGAGAATCCCACCAGTAATCGCCATGGTTACCGGAATCCATTCATCAGATATCCTTTTTGATGCTTTACAGCCCATTCCTACGATGTAACAGATCATCACGATTGCTACGCATGAGCCTAATGTTGTAATGTCCATTATTGTCACCTCACATTAATTTAAGTTCATTGAATACTTTAAAAATTTTCGGTGACTGAATAGCAAACCAGTCAACCGTAGTTTCGTCATGTCCGAACTGCTCCGTATGTTGCCAGTTGCACTGCAATCCGCTTTCCGACAAGAACGCATGAATAATTTCATGTCTCAACTGCTTTTTCTGCAAGGAATCAAAATTGCCAACGTTATTTGCATTGTCTGTTCTGATAACAATTTCTTTTGATGTATTGTCTGTGTAGCCATCAATATCTGCATTTTTAAGTTCTTTCGGAATGATTTTGTAAACCGTTCCGAGAACATTAATATTACATTCCTGCATATAAAATCGGTATCCCTTCATCCGTCCTTACTCCCATCAACAGCGGTAAAGCTGTTTTGATGAGTAAATCATTTGTTTTCTGTGTATCTCCAGCAACACTGTATACTGCACTCCATTCCTTCGCACTTGCTCCAATCTGCTGAGGTGTTGCGTAAGAGATGGATTCATTGCCAGATGATACAGAGGTTACAATGCCTGTCGTGCTACCACCGGACCCGATTGCGGTTGACGTACCGCTCACAGCGGCATTGGTAGCATTCTTTTCAGCAAGCTCAATCTGATACATTAATTCAGCTAATGAACAGACCGCCTTTTTGATACGCTTCTGTGAGCGTTCATTTTCCGGCAGCCCGTCCACCAACCTATCAAACGTCATTGTGTCCACAAAATCACTGGCTCTTTCCGCCAGACGTGAAAAGTCGGTTTCCGGCACGACCGAACCGAAGTATGAAGTTGTGTAAAATTCATAATCTGCATAAGCCATGCCAGTTACCTCCTACATTTATGATTTCGCTGTTACGCTTGTACTTCCGGCGTTCAGTGCCTTGTATGTTCCATCGCACTCAACCACTGTAATCTTCTGTCCGGTTGCTGCCTTAATGTCAGCTTTTCCGTCCCATGTAGTCCAGTTTCTGAGATTCTGTCCATATCCGACAGTTACTGCTTCTGCTGCAACTTTGTATTTATATACGTTGTTGGCATTTTCCTTAGCCGGATTTACAGTGATTTTTGTATCGCCACTTGCTGTTCCAGCCGCAGATGTTACTGTCAAAGTGCCAAGCGTTGGTGTTTCATCAATGGTGATTACTGCGATTGCATCAATGTATTCTGCAAAAAGAGTCAGTCCCATAACTGCGAACGCTTCGGACACTGCTGTGTGGTAGTTACCCTGTGTATGGAATCCGATCAGGTTTGTTTCGCCGGAAACGGTATACACCAGACCAGCTCTCGCAAAGTCAGATTCATTCGGGTCTACATAGTAAAGCACGATGTTCTCAACGGGGGTGGCAATAACCTGTCCTCTCGGGATTTCGCTGTCAGACAGTAAGAAGATTGTGTTAAATCCCATGAAGTCCTTCATATACTGGAATCCGAACTGGTTCTGAATAGTGATCTCGGCTGCTCCGAGGTATTCATATACGTCCAGAATGTTCACAAATCCAACAACACCAGTCACATTTCTGTGCATCTGTTTGAATTTGTTCTCAACACGACCCTTAGCCATTGCCAGAGCCATCTGGAATGTTGTTTCTGTGGAAGTAAGTGTACCGGTTTTTAGATAGTCGTAGAATCTGCCGGTAACATTGGTCTGAAGTTGGAAAAGGAATTCATCATCGGTCATCTGAACGGCGTTCTCATAACCGTGATCTTTAATCGCTTCGATAGATACAGCCTTTGCGTACTTCTCAATGGTCATTTCTGCATAAGGCTTTTCTTTTACAGCGAATTTGCTGTAAGGGATTTCTTCGCCCTCTTTAACATTTCCATCCTGCAATGTGCCTTCTGCGTATTTTGATTTAAGAACCGCTCCGGGTGTCTTTTTGATAGGTCTCATGATGCCCAGAATATCACGTAAGTGCTGCCAGTTTCTTTCGAATCTGGTTACAAAGTCAATCTCACGCGCTGTGACCTGAATATCATTACTCATAATAAGATTAGCTTTTGCTGCCATATAAAAAATCCTTTCTACCCATAACTATTAAGGTATTGGGTTAGCGGCTATACTCTGGTGTATAGTCGGTGTAAAAATCACTGGAATAACTGGATATTCTGAGCAATTGCAGCCTGTCTTTCGGACGGGTCTTTAATTGCTTCGATATCTTTCTTAGTCATACTTCCCGGTGTCTGCTGCTGTCCAACGCGAGTGGTAAATCTTGCCTGGTTCTGCTGAGCCTGCTGCTGAGATTCATCCACAAAAGCGGATGCGTCAGACTGTTTCATCTGTTCAATCAGGTCGTTCAGCCCAAGGATTTTACCATCTTTCAGCTTAAGACCTGCTTCTTTGATGTCTGCCATGACTGATTTCTTTGCCGCTTCGCTTGAAAATTTAACATCATCGAGTGCCGCTTTGAGTGCATCTGAAAAATCACGGTCGTAGATTTTTGCATTAAACTCTTTTTCTGCATCCTCGGCTTTTTTCTTCCATTCAGCAAGCTCTGTCTGAATGTTCGCCGGGTCGATACCATCAAAGCCTTTTAAGGTTTCCTCTGCTGTCTCAGCACGTTCTTTCCAGTCATCACGTTCACCCTCGACTTTCGACAGAGTTTTCGCTACTTCTTTTGCGTTCTTATAATGCTCAGAGAGTGCTTTCTTCACATCTGCCTGCTTATCTTCCGGGATTTCAATTCCAAATGATTTTAATGTGTCAATAAGTTTCTGCATAACATCCTCCTGGTCGTGTTTATTGACCTGCCGCCGCAGGTAAATGGATTAAGCCAGTTAGACCACTGGCAGGGTAACTGTGGCTATTGGATTCGAACCAATGAATGAGTGTTCCTCTCCCGGAGTCAAAGTCCGGTGCCTTACCGCTTGGCGAAGCCACATTGAAGTGCCTTTTTGGACTAAACATTAGTCTACAGGATAAGACATAACCTTTACAGCATCATGATGTTGTGATTCAGCCAAATCATAGACCGCCTGCAAGCAAACAGCATAATTTTAACCAAATCAAAGCGGAACTTCCAGAGTCGAACTGGAAAACTTGTATCTATAGATATTCGCTCTATAGCCGATAGGTTCCACATAACCCGGATTCCCGGGTTAGCAAGGTATTTAACGTGTTATGCCTACCACGAGTTGTTTCGGATATTTATTTCTTTTTTTTAAGAAAAGTATGAATAACAAAAACCTTAATCAAGGAGGTATGCCATCTTGTGTGCCAGACGGCAAATACGCACGACAGGACTCGAACCTGTTTAACTTTCCATTAAAGCGTGCGCACCAGCTACTAAATTAAAGAAAGGAGGATTAAAACGAAAATGTTAAAACAACCGTTGTGCTTCCTGCTGCACAATTACATTATAACAGATTTATTTTAACTACCTCTCTACCACTTTTTGCGTTTTTAGAGCATATCCCGAAGTTTTTCCACGTATCTCTTGACAAGATCACGTTCTTCCCGGCACTCTGCATCCTTGGACATATCGCTCATTTCTGTTGTAAGTTCGTCCAGATGTTCTTCCAGAGCGGCAAGCATCTTCCTCTTGCAGTCCTCAGATTTGCCAGAACGATAGCTCTGCTTCTGCGTCATATAGTCGTCATAAGCGTCTCTCCCATCAGAACGGCTGTAATGTCCTCTGACATAATGTTCACCACGTCTGGCGTAAGAACTGCCCCGATCGTAATCCGGCATCATTCTACCATCATTTGAGCTGTACCTCCCCATGCCATCACGTTTTCTTCCACGTTCGCTGTAATCGTCATTGTATCCACTACGCATTTCATCAAGGACAGTGTTGTAGTACTCTACTTTCTTATCCCAATAATACGTATTCTTGATATCTTTGTACATATCAATCAGCTTGTATGTCATTTCCAGATTTCCAGTGGTCAGCCCACTATCTGCGATTTTTGCAAGCTCGTCTTCTATCCTTGCACATAAATCTTTAATGTCTCTCATAATCACACCTCCTACGCTTCTCTGGTCACAACAATGTTTGCGTTCGCAACAGAAATAGCCTGATCACTGGTATTCTCTACTGCAATATTAACGCAACATCCGCGAGGTACATCAATATAGATACCAGAGGACACATTGTTATACTGGTCTACTGCTGCCGGTGTGGAAATCATCTGTGAAGATAATACAGGCTCGCCAGAGATTGCAATAGCCAGAGAAATAGCTCCGACAGTACCGCCTGTTGGAATTGCGATATTGCCAGAAAAATCCACGAAGAATCTTGCTTTACACTGGTTGGTCAGTCCTCTCAGGGTGATGATTCCGCTTCCCTCTCTGTGCTGAATACAGTTAGAACCTTTGACTGCTGTGTTTGAAAATACTACGTTTCCATTTGCTGCTACAGTCTGAGCAGCTACATTTGTAAATTCTGCCATAAAAATACTCCTTTCATATCACAAAAGGACAGGTCTCAGCCTGCCCCTCTGTGTAATACGGCATAAGCCGACATCCGAAATCAATCGAAAGATACTCTCGATATGAAGTTATCAGCAATTACATCCAGTGTTACATCCGCATCCGTAATATGTGTTCGGGTTTGGAACCTGATATGCCGGGATCGGTGCTGGATTGATCGCATTAATAAGCTGCTGTGTCTGTGAAGCCATTGCAGTTGTGAGTAATGCACTCTGGCGATCCTGAGAAGCGGCACGTCTGAGGTCGTTATTTTCAGCCTGTAAGTTGGAAATCTTCTCGTTGCACAGGTAATCAAGGATTGCCCTTGTTCCGGCATTCTGGCTGTCGATAATGTCTCTTGTGTTGCTGTTCATAGTGTTCTGCAATGCACAGGTATTCTGTGCCATATTGTAGTTTACACCCTGGATTGCTTCCCTTGTTTCACAGCAGCAGTTTGCAAGCTGTGCCTGGAGCGCATTGGTATTCTGCATATTCGCTACAGTATCGGCATTAATAGCCTGCTGGATGCCGAAGCCAGTCTGCATGATGTTTGTGTTGATTCCGTTAAATCCGGTAAGCATACCATTGTTCATGGCATAGAAGCCATCACACAGGCCGCTATTGATTCCGTCAAGCTTGCTGATCACTGCGGAATTGTCGAATCCTCTCTGAATATCTGCCTGAGTAGCTGCCGTGGCTGTATATCCGCCGCCGTTGCCATTATTGCCCCAGCCGTTGTTTCCCCATCCGAAGAAAGCAAAAATGAATAAAACAATAATCCACCAGCTACCATCTCCACCAAACATGCCGTCATTATTTCTACCGTTTCCAGTAGCAGCGGCAATATCTGCTAAACTATAATTTCCATCCATAGTTATAATCTCCTTTTTGTATATTTACATCAATCTGGCCAGATTGTAATGTACTATTTCATTCCTTTTAGCATGTGTTGGAATTGCCCTGCCATCTGCTGAACCTGATTAAGTTGCTGTTGGGAAATCTTCCCAGACTGTAACATCTTCTCAACTTCTGCTTTCGGGTCTCCCTTAAAATTCTGTTTAAACTGCATAAACTGCTGTATCATCTGCATTGGTCCGTTTCCCTGTGGCATCCCACCACCGAGGGCATTGAATAATGGATTACTCATCTGCGTTTCCTCCCTTGGTCGCTGATTCCTGTGCGGTATTAGCCCTAACAGGCTCAGAAAAAGAATTTAATCGGTTTATGATAGCTTCGTATTTGGCCTTTAAATCGTCGTATTCCTGTCTGGTGACGTATTTGTCCATGTTCTGAACAGGCTGTTTAGGCGGCATCTGAGAGCCTATCTCGTGGTATTCAAATGTCCGCAGTGGCTGTGGCATACCGGATACATCTGTGGATTTTATATAAAATTTCTCTGATTCTGAATCCATCAGTAAAACGCTTGTCCCGGGTGCTACCAGATAGGATTTTGCGCCTACTTCGCCAGATACCCACAGGATTCCATTGTTGTTCTGTTGGGGTTGCTGTACTGGTTGAGTTGGCATCTGGACAGGCTGTTGCTGGAACTGATTCATCTGTCCCGGAATGCCAAAGCTACATTGGTAAGGATTGTTGTATAATGCCATCTTATGCACCACCTTTCTGGTTATATTTTTGCATAAAAAAAGAACCGGAAACAGTTCGTTTCTGGCTCTAATTAGTATCCAAAAAGTATCAGCATACTTTAATTATTTTATTGTTCACCCGGCGGCTTAACCGTTTTGCCGTAGATATGCTCACATTCATCTGTTCAGCGCAGTATTCAAGAGTGCACTCCTGACATCTCAGCCGGAACAATCTTTCTTCATCCGGTGTGAAATTACACTCTATCAAGAACCTGTCTATATCTTTTTTCGTGAACACATATAATTTCATGAGCATACCCCTTACTAATGCTAACGTTGATTCTGTGCAAGATAATTTGTAAGCTTCTGTTTTGTTTTTTTTAATTCTTCTACATTATTCCCACTAATCTGGCTGTCCAGCATGGTTGACAACACTTCCAGAATTAATGAATCTCGTTCCGCAATTCTCCGAAGACTTTCATAATCTCGTCTATCATGTTCTTCCAGTGTCTCTACTCGTTTATTAAGTCGAAACGCCGGAGTAATCCACTTAAAGATTACAGCCGCTGCCCCTCCGACAATAGACACCCCTCCGCAGATAGAAAGGAAAATCTGTACAAATTCTGATATGCTCATTTAGCTACTCCTTTTCCCAGTAGTATACCGGGATCTCATTACCACTATCCCATGTATCGTAATATTTGCCCTCTTGTACCGTCACTACATGACCATCTATGCAGAGAATGTACGTGCCTGTCGGATGGTCCGTGCAAAAATCATCGACTGTATAGATATAACGTTCTGATTGTTCAATTAGTTTGCGTCTGTATCCACGTTTATAGAGGTACGCTCCCCAGACATAATTAGCTGATGGCATATCTGACAGAGCACATGCCTGTATCATTAATCCGGCGAATACCGTTTCCCAGTCGAAGCCAGTTGCTTTGCATATCGCTCGGACAACGCAATCTCCTGTTCTCTTATCCTTAACAGGATTCGGATTATAATATTCCTATCTGTCCATCAGTCAATCCCCTTTGCTGTTTTATATCGTTTTGCCGCTCCTCTGGCTTTTGCGGCATTCTGGCGGCTCCATTTAGCAATCATAATCCGGTCTTGCAGTTCCCTCAGGTCGTTCTGCTTGCAGTAATCTTTATATGCAGCATTTTGTTTCTGCAAAAGATAAGACTTCCGGTCAAGGTCTTGCTGTAATGCGAATTTTGCCTGTTCGTCCTTGCAGTTATCAACCGCCGCTTGCATTCCAAGGACTTCTCGTTTCGTCTTGCGGATTCTTCGCTCGTAAGTACGCTGCCGTTGTTCTTTTTCATACTGCTTTCCCTTGTCAGCTTTGTTCTGTGCCGATAGTTCTGCGTAAGGATTAAATTCCCCGTCACTTGCCCCAAAACTATGCCGACAGTTGACCCCTGACAGTCCACTTGCCGTTCCGTATCCGGTCAATGAGAACGGCGGAAATTTCCTACTCTTGCCAGAACGAGAGTATATCTTGCCTTGCCACCATGAGTGATTTCCCGGGTTCTCACCGCCGTCACCTGTTCTGGCTCCCATGTGAGCACTGACCAGAGCTAAATCCCAGTCCATTTCTTCCATGCGTTTGAGGGATATATCTCCAGTAGCCTGAGCCACGCCAGTTCTGACAGAACGTGCTACTGCTGTTTCGATCGTGTCTTTTCTGCCAGATGGATATGTGACCGTAACACCATCACTCACAACGTTATTAACTGCCTCTTTGATGGCTTGCGTATATCCAACTGCCCCAGTCATTACATGATTGTACGCAAGGTCGCACTGCTCAATATAGAGTCTTTGAGCGGCACTTGCAGTCGTTCTTGTGAAGTTCTTCCACTCGCCCATAGTCGCAAGCATATTTCGCTCCATGAGTCTTATCATAGCTGGTGACTGTTCAAGCGGTACAGGGCTTAATCCTGCCGCCTTGTATATCTTATCGTCGTAGTTCATCGCAGTGATTCCGGCATCTTCAAACGCTTCAAGGAGTTCCTGCTGTTCGCGTTTGGTGTATCTGGATAATTCTGCCAGAATGTTCTCTAGTAGCTCACCAGATTCCTGTAGTGTTCTGATTCTCCACGCATCGGCATTGGTCAGAATATAATCCTCACCTCTGCCGATTCTTGCCATCATCCTCGACACGATCTCAGAGATGATATACTGATGCAATTCTTCGGCAATTTGTTCACTGCCCTCTGTTATCTGCTTCAAATATTCTGGACTAAGTATAGTATATCACCTCTTTCGATAAAAGTCGTGGTACATGTTTTGAAAATATGCTAAAATCAACCTATTAAGGAGGTGTCGCAAAAATGTTTCTAAAATTAAAAGTTTATTGTACTTGCGGATGCTGCTATTACATCAGCGAAAAAATTGCTGTAGACAGAATTATCTGCCCGAACTGCGGTGTTGAATATCCGTACTCCGAAAAAGCTATTAAAATGCTTAAAATAGCAGATGAGATTAGTGACGGTGGCGACCCTGTTTTGCCCCATAATTCAAGAATTCGGACGGAAGTTGTAATATCTGAGAATGATACTTATGTACCTCCGTCTGTAGCTGATTTTTGGGCGAAGAATCACAAATAACTTAATTCTGTTACAGGGAGCACAGCAGAAAATGATGTGCTCCACTTTTTTTTACTTAATTCACTAAAGACGGTCACGAAATAGTCTGTTACACGTATTTCCCGCATTTATCTGTATGCCCTCTTTAGTTAATTAGTGATAAATTTACTCATAAGTGTATCGCATAAACTTGAATATGTGCTTGCTTGTTCTCTCGTCATTGCTGTGCCCAATGTAAGCAATCCATAGTTTTTCGTTTCTCTCCAAACTGCTGCAATATTAAATACATTAACCGGAACATCTGTGTATGTATGGTCTGTACTGATAGGAGTATTGTATTCTCCTGTAAAATTTCCGATAACTCCAAAGTTTCCAAGCGTACTTTGGATTACCATTTTTAATGATTGTTTCCCAAAGTCTGCATTTGTTAATGAACCAACACTTACGCCAGTATTGTTATCTGTTTTAAGAGAGAAATATTTATTAGCGGTGATTCCTAACTGAACCGTTGTTTTATTATCGTCTGTTAAAGAACACCCATAGATTGCTTCCGTCTGTGTAATTCCTGCGAGACTGTCAGTATTGTATGCTCCAAGATGGAGATTTTGCTGACTGCCATTAATTTTTACTTTCGCCGCAGTCATCCAGTAATTTGTACTTGTTGGCAATAATTTCAAACCTTTGTTTGACCACACGTAATCTGAACCAAACACAACATCTTTTTCACCTGTTTTCAGGTTATATCCGCATTCTGAAAGTGACCCACACATAACTGGGATATAAAGATTTCCAATGGAAGACCAGATTCCGTTATTTTTTAATCCGCTGATAAAATCCTGCACAGCAAACATTTGCTCATCGGTAAACTCTCTGCTAAAATTGGAAAGTAGTTTTTTTGTATCACTCGTTATTTCTCGTATAATATCAATTTTACCAATATTATTCGCTGAAAAATCCGCACCATTTAATCTTAAAATCATTCAAAATTCCTCCTTAATACATTTTTGCAACTGCAACTTCTGCCATACGTTTATATCCAATATTGTTCGGGTGGACTTGACCGCAAGTTCCACCGACAGCACCGTACCAATATTTGCTATTATAATCATTGATACCGCTGTCTTCCCACAAATCTATACAGGGAAGAGAGTATTTTCTCGAAATTGCTCTAATCGCTTCTACTTTTTTGTATCTATTCGCTTCATACGCTAATACACTTTTCATATCTGGGAATCTTATAACTCCGATATATGGGTCTGCTGTACCTGTCATTCCTATTTCAAGTCTAACAGGCATTTGCGTCATTAAATATATTCTAGCAGATGGAATATCCGCTAGAATGTTTTCAATCATACCCATGTAAGAAGAATAGAAAGTCAGATTGCTTGATGCTGTTACGGTTTTATCTGTGTATGGAGTATCGTCAATAGTTCCAAGAGCTACTGAGTCATTTTGCCCTGCATAAACGATAATAACAGTGCCATTTGTATCGTCAACGTAATACTTGGCATCTAATGCTCTCATGTAAATGCTATCTTCGGATGTTGGTGCAATGGCAGTTCCGCCTTTCGCCATCGGTTTATGTCCGTCTTTTCCATTTATATTCTCGTCGTTATCAAATGTTACGCCTAACCATTCAACCAACCATTTTTGCCAATTGTTATGAGCAGACAAAGAATCTCCAATGGTAAGTAATTTCATTCCTTTGAATGGCGAACTAATGTTACTGGAAACCCCCATATTTAAGCCCCGTACACCATCTTTGTCTGCCTTGAAGATGAAATTTCCATTTGAATCACTAATGTAAAACGAATCTTCGTAAGTAGAAATAACATCATTAAGTGCAAGATTTTTCCCGTCAAAACCAGTTGCATGTACACCATCTTTGTCTGCCTTGAAGATGAAATTTCCATTTGAATCACTAATGTA